GCAAGTCGTTCCTCCTTGCTCCGGGAATACTACAATTCACCTACGCAAGTCGTTCCTCCTTGCTCCGGGAATACTACAATTCACCTACGCAAGTCGTTCCTCCTTGCTCCGGGAATACTACAAAAGCGAGGCGTAAGCGAAGCTGAGAGCGTAGGTGTTCGAGAAATCGACTGCGCTTTAGCTACCGCAAAAGGCGTGTCTGGATGGCGTCTTAAAACGCCATCCAGACGAACCGGAGATGGTAATTCACCTACGCAAGTCGTTCCTCCTTGCTCCGGGAATACTACAATTCACCTACGCAAGTCGTTCCTCCTTGCTCCGGGAATACTACAGATACGAAGTGACCATCGAAGGTTATTGTAGTATTCCCGGAAAAACTCGTTCCTCCTTTCTCCGGAAATATCGCAATTCACCTTTTGCTAAGCTAAAACTCCTAACGTCGTTTCTTCGAGAATACTACAATGTCTGGACTTGTCATGAAACGAAACAATAAAATATATAAAATATATAAATTATATACAATATGCCGGAACAGTATAGCGAGAGTGATAATAATACAAATAGCAATATACGCAACAATGAAAAAAGCAATCAAAATAAAGAAAGCGTTCAAGGTTCCACTGAAACATTTTCGGAATTACAAGATGCTATACCCACCCGGTATTTCGATCCACCAAAAGTAACAAAAACAAACGTTCCTTTTTGGTTAGAAAATCCCAACGTATTGTTTCAGTCGGAATATATTTTAGAGTTTTTTCCCGTAGAAACCATGACGTATTCACAAAAATTAAACGCCATCACTCGTTCAGTATTGTTAATGGGCATAGCAATATTTGTCATAACACAAAACGCACATATATTTATTATTTTGGCAATCACTATAGGTTCTATTGCATTAGTGTATAACAATCACAAAAAAAATAATAAAAATAAATCGAAACAGTCGAAAAAGGCAGTTCGGTTTGATTTAGAGGACGACGGAGAGTTAGAACCATTTACCGATAAATCAGAACGATTAGCACAAGATACTCTCGAAATGGAAAATATAAAACTAATGAACCGGGATAATACCGGTTTATTCGATAAAAGCACGCCATCGAATCCATTTAGCAATGTATTATTAACGGATTATGAACATAACCCTACCAAAAAAACTGCACCGACTTCTTATAATAAATTCGTGAATGCTGATATTTTAGGGCAAGCTAAAGAATTTGTAAAACAAGCAAATCCAGATCAACCGGATATTGCCGATAAATTATTCAAGGATTTAGGCGAAGAATTTCAATTCGAACAATCGATGCGTCCATTTTATTCGAATGCTGCAACTACTATACCAAATGACCAACAAGCATTTGCCGATTTTTGTTATGGAAGCATGGTATCGTGTAAAGAAGGGAATATGTTTGCTTGCTCTCGAAAATACCAGTCAATGCCGGCAGTATAGTTTGGTGGGGGGGAGGGAGGTAAATTACTCCGTAAACAATAGAAATATAGTATAATTATATAATAACATAACCCTGCAAGCAATATAGAATGACTGATTTTTCATTTTTCAATATGGGAAGAATTGGGGCAGATGCTGTAGATAATACGCAACGTAACATATACAATACTCGTTTTGCCAATTATACACTCTCGAGTTTTTTCAGTGAAAACGTGTCGGATTCACACGTAAATTTTGCCACTACCCAACCAAATATTATGTTTACGGGAGTATCCGGCGTTGGTGTAAATAGTGCAGGAGTGGATGTCGACTCTCTTATGAGACTAAACCGAACCAAAGAACGCAGTTTAGAAAAACTTCAATTGAATGAACGCCCATTTTTAACAGTGCCCTATTTAGGAAAAGGATCGTGTAATCCTACGTTAGAATCGCAATTATTACAAGGCGAAAATAGCAACGATAAGAAAAGTGTCTCTACCATTATGACAAAATCGTTTATGGAATACAGTTTATATCCGGTGGATGATAAAATGAAAGAACAAGTCGACAACCCAGCACATACCATTCAAGAGTATGCGTTGGACGGATGGGTTCGCGGCGGCATTCTTACACGAGAACTTGCAGGAGATGCCGATTTTCGTAAGGGGTCTCAACCCAATGGAGTTCCAATGCGTTAATTATCCTGCGTTCGTTACTCACTACAGATTTATTGCAGAAATTTACACTTGTATTTTTTTAAAATATAATTGTAATATATAATATAAAGAATATGGAGTCCCCAGCAGGTCAACATCAAGAACAGGCAGAACAACATCAACAACAAGAAGGAGGTAGTGCACTTGCATCTAGTCCCGTAGGCGGAAATGAACATATGTCACAAACAAAGACACCAATGGGAGGAAGACGAAGAAAAAGTAGTAAAAAAAATGGCAAGAAAAGTGCTAAGAAAGGTGGAAAGAAATCAAGTAGACGTGGAAAAAAATCAAGTAAACGTGGAAAAAAATGTGGCGGAAAAACAAAACGTAGTCATCAACAAGAACAACAACAACAATAAGAGCAATTTATTACGTTTATTCTTCACTCCGTAAATACTACAATAACCTTCGATGGTAAACCATCTCCGGTTATTCCTCGAACACCTACGCTCTCAGCTTCGCTTACGCCTCGCTTTTGCGTAGCTTAAGGCGTTCTCACAATAACCTTCGAAGATAGATAAATAATAAACAAAATAATAATATAAATAACAAGTGCGTATCTATATTATTGATATTTTAACGTTTTTTTTCAATTTACTACAAATGACAACTTTACCATCCTCTTGCTTCGATGTAGGCGTTCTCTCACAATTCGAATATTCCAATACAACCGAATATCGAAACATATTTAGGAAAATTACGCATCAATCAATTGATCCTCCAGAGAATCCGTTTGATTTAGACGAAGAGACTCTCGATGAATTACATTATGACGAGAGTACAGTATCCAAATTTTTAGATACTGTATTCGCAAATACAAATACAAATCCATCGTTTCAAACATTGTATGATTTAGCCGCATCCAAAATGATTTCGATGGATAGAGAAATTGGTTTAGCCGTTTTGTTTTCCTACGATTATTTTGGTGCGTTTTATCCTTGCTATTGCGAATACCTCCAAAACCCAACGACATTTAGTGAAACAAATCCTCTTTATGTGAAAATATACCAAAAACTATAATTTGTAGTATTGCGACAATATATACCAAAATGGCATCTACACGTAATCGAAATACTCCCGGAAATTACGCTGCCGAACAATCCAGTATCCAAACCGCACATAATTATTATTCCTATGAAACCTCACCTCATTATGCAATTCCCGTCGAAACGCATTTCCCAGGGAATGGATTGGTGGGTATGAAATCTGCTCACCGAAACCTTTCGGCAAACTATAGTGATGTAGAATCGTTTTTGTTCGGTATTGGGTCTACGAATTTGGTTTCTCCCAAACCAGACCCGACTCCCGATATACAACAATATAAGTCATTGAATATTATCGATAAAACACCCCTCATTATGCCCGAACAACTAACCGTTCAACCAAATCAACGCAATATGTATTTGAATTAGATAAATTAGATTAGATATCGTAACATGGTCCTTTATATACTTTATACATAAATATACAAATACTTATATATACAAAACCCAAAACATTCCTAAAAATGGCACTCAATTCTTCTTTGAAATGGAAATATACTCTCCAAACCACCTTTATTTTGGTGCTGTTGTTTAATCCCATTGCGTTCAAGTTGGTGCATTCTCTTTTGTCACCTTTAGTAGGACCTATTGCAAATAGTAGTGGATGCCCTACCTTTTTAGGGTTAGTTGTCCACGCCATCGTATTTACGCTAGTATTGCGTTTGAAAATGGGTGCATAATGGGGGAACCAAGTGGGGGAACCAAGGTTCCCCCTAACCCCCTCCTTGAATAGTGATGGAGGAAATTTTTTCTTTAACAAACTAAAAGGAGGGGGTTAGGGGGAACCTTGGTTCCCCCAAGGGGGGTTAGGGGGAACCTTGGTTCCCCCTCCTAATTGAATTTCACTATAATATTCACCGTTTCTTTTTTGATACATTTACATGCCGAAACCGACAATTCCTCTCTCTTTTTGCGGGTTTTATTATCATGAAACATTTGCGAAGATTGTTCGGTTTTTCCACTAATACGTTTTAAGGAAGAACTGTTGCGTTGGTTCATGTCCGTCTCAATTATATCGTAGTTTTCTCGAATATAATCTACTATTTTGTTTTCAATTGCCCATTTGAAAAAATTCAATTGCCCGATTGTGGTTTCCATATATTTAGCATCATCATATGGTATTTGAATCCGGTCCCATCGACAAAACGGGTCGAATCGTTTTTTACTGTATGCTTTTAGTTTCAACTTGTAATCATTATATACTTTGAAACGCACGGTTTCACTTGATTGTGGCAGTTCCAAATCATATACGGTATAATATTTTTTGGCGTAATTTGTAACAAACCAATCCACTATACGTAATGAAATGCGCGATTCGCCATTGATAATGTACATCATTTTATGAAGGTGCTCTCGATTTTCATAAAATTCCATCAAATTTTTTAATAGCAAATCGTTTTGCGTGTTTTGATTTGCGTAAGATGATGAACTAGATATACTATGCATTTGTTTGGTTGGTGTATATGAGTGGATTGTATTGATATATTGTAAAATAGGTGATTGATTGTATTTATATGTATTTATCGGTAATTTATTTTTATATGCGTATTCGATTTTCGTATATTTGCGCAAACTTATTTTGCATATCTTCGTAGGGAAATCGGTTTTTCATTAGATTGCATGTGCTACAACAAGTTCGGGCATTTTCGAGAGTATATCCTATTGCATTGTCGAACCGGTCGATCCCATTTCTATGGTGATTGTTGGGTTCCTTTCCACATAAATAACAATTCTGAGTGACGATTTGTTCGAATTCAAGTTCGGTTAAATGAAAGTCGATATTTCGTTCCAATGCGTTTCTATGAAAACTGATATAGTTTCCACTTACAATATTCGGGAACGCTTCTGGATATAAATTTCCGGGTATTTTACCAGCGTGGGTTAAAATGTGTTCGACACGATGAAAAAATACGTGTAGTGGCGTAGTGTATTTTAGGTAATTACATAAAGAACAACAACTTACGCAATTGTCCTTCGTATAATGTCCTTTCGAATCGACTCGGTCAATACCGTTAAATTGTTTTTCTTGCGACATTTCGGCACAATAAACACATTTTTGTTTTATTATTTCCATAAATTCTTCTTGGGTAAGATGAAATTCAATCTTGCGTTTGGTTGCGGATCGTTTGTAAGTATAAAATGCTTTGTTTAGATTTATTCTCGTCCATAGATTGCGTTGAACCCTGTCTCGTTTTATATTTTGAGCGTTGTTTTGCAAACGGCAGGTTTGACACGTTTTGGTCGGTATGTTATTTTTATCTTTACATAAAAATTCGGTTTGGTCTTTTTCCTTACAACAAATCGTACATATTTTGTTTGTCTCTATTGTTGGAAGTGCCTTCATTGCAGCATGACGACGTTCTTTGTCGTCGGTTCTTTCTTTTTCCAGACATTGTTTGCATTTTGAATACATATACGATGCATCCAGTTGCGACCGACAACCCCGAAGATAGTCATAACATACTTTTTTGCCAAGTGATTCCGTTGCTTTCACAAACAATTGTAGTTGATGTTTCCCGCAAAATTCATTTTCTGAAGATTTTTGGAAATTACAACTTGGATGTTCGCATTTTACAACCGGTTTCTTGTATTTGGTTTTGTCTCTTGTTCTACAAGGTTCGCATGTTTTGTGTTCGGCAGTAAAATAATGCATTCGTTTACAACATTTACATAGTTGTGTAGACTCGAGCATTTCTGGTGTATAATCGTTCATATATTGATGAAATTTACAAAACGATGTTGGGGTCCCGTCTTGTTCTATGGTGTATTTACGGCAAGGGTCATTGTGACGGTCTTTAGCGAGGCATTTCATCATTTTTGTTATATGTTGTATATGTATGCGTGTTGTATATGTTAGTATGAGTAGTATGTCGGTATGTCTTTATATTGTTTATATAATTGTATTGCGTATGACATATATGAATTTACTACGTTCATACTTCACTCCGTAAATACTACAATTTACTACGTTCATACTTCACTCCGTAAATACTACAGTTTCTTTATAAAAAATGTTTTACATTTACATAAAACATTTTTATTTTTTATTTTTTATAGTTTTTTATTTTTTATGGTTTTTATTTTTTGTTTAATTCATAAAAATATAAGTAACAATATGCTATTGTTATCTCTTTAAGTCGTTTAATTAGAATAAGCTATTCCAGCCATGCCTGACATCACCCTTAGTACGTTGAAGTTAACAGCATACACTCTGACTTTTGCAGTCTGGGTGCCGGTAACAGTTGGGGAAGAAAGAACCAACTGAAGGACGGCATTGTCAATACGAGAGAAGTTGCAAGTTCCACTTGGTTGATGCTCTTCTGGGCGAAGGGCAAACGAGTAGACGTTGATTCCGGTATCGGGGGCACGGGTGTGGTGTTGTCCGGGTTGGACGACATCGAAATAAGAACCTTCACGCTCAGAGAAACGATCCTGTCCGTTCAACTGCAACTTAGCAGTGACGACTGGGTTCTCACCCCAGCAATGCATGTCGAGAGCTGTCTCGGCAAGGACGAAAGTTCCGGCATCAGATACGTATGAACCAGATTCAACACCTTCGTTTTGCCAGTTAGCACCCCAGTCGTTTCCGGCATTGTTGACGGAAACACTTGCAGGGTTAAATCCTGCACCGTATGCCAAAGAGGTGCTGTCAAGAGCATCACTCATCTGGAAAAGACCGTTGGAAGCAACAAAGTTGTTGGTTCCGGAAGTGGCAACGGGTCCACCGAAAGCGTGGATGGCGTTGGGAAGAGCATCAATGGCATCAGTGTAGTTGAAAGGTTGAGCACCCAAAATCTTGTAAAGGGTCTGTCCACCTTCCAATGAACTGCAGTAGTCAACGTTGGAATCGGGTTGGACGACCCAGATGAGCTCCTTGCATGGGTGGTTGAAGTTGAGCTTGATCTTGTTGGATGAAGAACCAACAGATTCATCTCCAGTGAACTGAAGTTGCTCGATCAAATACTCGTGAGGGTTCTGGGCAAACTTGCGTCTCTCATCGGTATCAAGGAAGATATAGTCGATGTAGAGAGATGCAGCAACAAGAGATTGCTGGTAAGCCGCAGAAACGGATTGAGATCCAGTTCCGGCAGAAGCAGACAATGACTTGACTGCCCACAAGCACTCACCAATAGGACGGAAATCAATGTTAATCTTGACTTCGTGGTATTGGAGAGCAATCAATGGAAGAGCAAGACCGGGATTTCTGCAAAACCAGAACAACAAAGGAATGTAGAGAGTTGTTTCGGGAAGAGTCTTGCGGGGGGCACATACCTGAGAAGGTCCTCCGGATGACGCACATGGTCCGTTGACATCAGCAAAGGCGGGGTCAGTCAAATAAGTCAATTGGGTGGTGTGACCGATCATCTTGAAATATCCACGCTGTTGCTCGGATGAAAGAGTGAGTTGGTTCCAGATGTGCATCCAGTCACCATATTGACGGTCGATTCTTTGACCACCAATTTCGACTTCTACTTGAGCAATCAACTGTTCTCCGGGGAAATCCAACCAACGAGCATAGACGGGTCCGTTTCCGCCGGTTGCCAACTGTTGGTTAATCTCAGGAAGAGTCACCTGGAGGTAGGTGCGGTAAGCAAGATCACCGTTTCTGCTGATGGTGCAGGTAACTCGGCGACCAAAGTCGGCTTGCCCGGAGAAGGTCTGTTCGATACTCTCCATGGCAAAGTTGGTGTGTCTTCGGTATGATACTTTCCAGAAAGTAATCTCAGGGGTTCCGGTAAGAAAAACGTCTTGTGCGCCATAGGCGACTAATTGCATTAGTGCTCCTCCCATTTTTGTTGTCTTTATATAATATTCCTAAATATTTTATTTTTGGAGATTTTGCCTAAATAATAAAAAATATACGCAACCACCAGATAATATCCCATATAAAAAGAATTATACTTCTATGCAAAATAAACCCCCTCCAAAATGTCATTCTTTTCGCGAACATATATGTAGGCATATATTTCAAAAATAATACGCCAGTTTTCATATAACATACATATTTTCAAAAACGTCTATAAAACTCGTAACCTATACAAATACGTTATGTCCAAATATGATATATCCAAAATACTACATAAAAGATAAAAGGTATGTCAACCGTTAATTCATTGAATACGATTCATGCATACATAAATACTCCCGAAATACCAGACGCAAAAACATTACATCAATATAAATTTATAATGACTGCTTTGGATAAAGGATGGTCCATTAAAAAACGAAATGATAAATACATTTTGTCGAAAAAACATCACCAACAAAAAGAAGTATTTATGGACGACTATTTAGAAAAAATCATTAATGAAATGTTGTAATAACCTTCGATGGTAAACCATCTCCGGTTATTCCTCGAACACCTACGCAAGTCGTTCCTCCTTGCTTCGGCGTTCTCACAGTGGGGGAACCAAGTGGGGAAACCAAGGTTTCCCCTACGACCCCTTCCTTTTGGTTTGTGAAAGAAAAAACTCCCCCCATCATTATTCAAGGAGGGGGTGAGGGGGAACCTTGGTTCCCCCTCCTTTTAGTTTGTGAGAACGCCGGAGCGACGTAGGAGCGACTTGCGTAGGTGTTCGATGAATATTTCAAGGAGGGGGTGAGGGGGAACCATTGGTCCCCCCCCCCCCAAGTTTAAATTAAAAGAAAACCATTCTAAAAAAAAAATCAATGAATTTTCTTTTAAACTCTCTTTTTCATTTTTCCAAATTAATTAAAAAAATAAACTCTGAAAAAAAAAACCACAA